CAAGGGATGACCCGAGGGGTTAGTTCCATAGCAGCGAATCAGCTCACCATGAAAGTCAAGTGTGGGAAATGCAGTGTCTTCAGCTATTCCGCTTACAACACGCAACATTTCAACTGTCCATCCTGCGGCAACCATCACATTTTTGATAATCTGAAAAGCTGCCAAAATAATAAAGGCTGCCATGCGCTTATCAAATTTTTCATAGTCTCCTGCAACTATCCTATCTACACCAAATTGACAAATATAATCATAAATTTCCTGCCACTCAATAGACTGCGCTATAGTACCAGGTCCAGCTTCAAACAAAAATCTGTTCTTCTGAATTAAACGAATAGTGGACAACAGATACATACGAACAACTAAACTCCAAGGAAGAGGAGCGCCACAAAACACACGAGTTTTACCATCAAAAATTTTTGCGAAGGACGTGGGTTCATCCTTCAACGAAGCGGTGAATACAGGACAATAAACACGAGAGTTCTCATACTGGACAATAATAAAATCCATCTCCTTCTCAATTTCAGGAGTCACTTTCACAGGGTGCTGATACTCATCGAAAGCAGGGAGAGCTTCTAAAAAGTATTTTTTTGATTTCCTGAATGGAAACCCTGCACTGGTATTCCTAGGCATCTTGTCTACATATGCAAGGCCAGGTACCCCATTAATGGCAACATTCATATCATACACAACCACTTCTTTAAGATCCTCTGGAGTAAGTTTAGAAAGAATATCATTAGAAAAACTATCTACACAATGTTGCAACAGGGTTAAATCCATGTGTGAAACCGGACGTGTCATGTCTAGTAAGGCTTTACGCCAGGGTACATAAGAGTTCATTACTGGTGGGCCAGTATTACAGTTATATCCAGCTTCTAAGGCTAACTTGTGCATAAGAGTGGGTTTCACTCTTGATTTCATCTTGCCTCTAAATCCAGATAAAGAGCCGTAAACCATAAGGGTTCCATTCTCAACATACCTAACTGTGGCTTTTTTGTTCAAATCCACCAATTCTTGTTTGTGATCCCCAACCTGTAAATTAGGTGCACTATCACTAAAAATAGAAACAGACAAGGACATCAATAAATCATAATCAACAGACATAGCATAACAATCTCTGGAGTACCCTCCTAAAACATGAATACCTAGAATCAT